GGGAAATAGGCACAGACAAAAGGGGTAAAGCCTTTAACTGGTGTTGGCTCACTGTCGAGAAAGCCATCGCCAAAGGGTAAAGAGCGATCGCCATTTTCCCACTCGTAGCGATAAAGGTTATAGATATCGCATCCACCGATAAATTGATTGCTATTTAGCAAAGCTTCCATCGGTAAAATCGTGGAAGGATGTGCCGCAGTTGTTACTAACTCTAGTTCTATGGGCTGATCGGAAATATCAGTAATGTAGGCATATCCTTCCTTTCCGATTTTGCAACCATAGCCAACAAGATCTTGAAAGTGTTCTAATCCTTCCAAAGATTCGGCAGCAACATAACCCACAAGCTCATCAACGATTAGGTATTCCCAAGTATGCAGTTGAAAATCTTCACCTTTGCCATCAACATAGAGTTTAGAGAAATCATCATGGTTAAAGCTTCTCATACCCTTGCGATAAGTGCGATGAATGCCACTCCATGCGTCTAGTTTAGGGTAAGCACCTAAACTCAGATATTTAGATGGCAAAGCATAAACAGGTGGATTTTCGTTGTTAACCCTAGTTTCTGGGAGTTCCTGCCCTGCGCTCAACATTGCTAATCTGCGTAAGTATCCCGACAAGGTAGTTGGCGGTACAAACGGATAAGTAGCAATATTGAGAATTGAACCTGGTAAGATGCGAAATGTCATCGCCGCCGTTGGTTTAATCGTAAATTCTAGGCAGTACATAGTTAAGATGCCTGTAAAACTCGATTTACAAAGTCGCCAGCATATTCTTGTAATTTTTCCATTTACAAAATCCTCACTGTCATTATGTAGGTCATACTTGCCACCAACATTATAATATAAAAACTGCGGAGGTTCAATACCTTTAATACCGTGTTTATACGTATCAATTAAAGTGCTGTTGTATAAATTACCTATAGAATTTAAGGTATTATTAGCAAGATCAGGTGGTAGGGCAATCCAGTTAGTAACTCGATATTCCGGGTTGCATTTATGATCACCATCGTTAACAACTAATGCAGGCGATGTTTCGTTGTGTTTTAAATTTAAAAATACCTGTACAAGTTCTTTACATATACAATTTGGAATAACCGTTACATAATTAAATAAGTTCATAAATTATGTTGAGCATTTTGAAGCAAAAGTAAAACATTGGCCAGCAGATATACACTTCCATTGTGTACCGGGAATTTGTACAGGTGAAGATTTACTTACCACAGTGCCATCTCCAACTGCTCCTGCTGCATTATTACCCCAGACCCATAAAGTGCCGTCTGTTTTTGTAGCAGCTCCAACAGTAGCTGATATATCTGCTGCCAGCCATAGCGTACCGGGTATTTGATTAGGAGAAGATCTAGGAATAACTGTATCAAGGCCTAATGTACCGGAAGTATTTTCCCCCCATGTCCACAAGGTTCCATCACTCTTAACTGCAATTGTAGTATTATCTCCTGCACTTGCATCCACCCATTGTGTACCGGGTACCTGGGTAGGTGAGCTTACCCGTACAACATTATTAAGACCGAGTTCACCCGCACCTGCATCACCCCATATCCATAACGTATTATTTGTTTTTAAAGCAAGACCATGGTCGGCCCCTGGGGATACTTTACACCAGGCTGTACCAGGTACCTGAACCGGGGATGAAACTGGTATACCTTCTGTATTATTAGCCATACGTCCGAAGTTATTAGCCCCTACAAGCCACATGGTTCCGTCCGTTTTAATTCCCCCCGTCCAGTTTTCACCTGCTGCTGCCTGACACCAAGCAGTACCGGGTATCTGTACCGGTGAATTTCTGTTACTAATATCGTTTTGACCTAGACCGCCGCAACCATTAGATCCCCACACCCACAAGGTACCGTCTTTTTTTAAAGCTACTGAATGAGAAGCTCCTGCTGATGCTAAGCACCAGGATGTACCGGGTACTTGTACAGGGGAGTTTCTTGTTGCGTTACTACTATCACCTAATTCACCACTACCATTTGAACCCCAGGCCCAGAGGGTATTGTCATTTTTAACACCTAAAGTGAAGGATCCACGTGGACTTGCTGATACCTGTGTCCACTGAGTTCCCGGTATTTGTACGGGGGAAGATACACTTGATGTCGATCCATTACCTATTTGGGAAGAAGTGTTTAAACCCCATCCCCATAGACTGCCACCACATGCTGGTATCCAGCAATTTCTTAAGATTTTTTTATAGGTATCGTCAAGTATCCAGACACCCTGGCAGTTAGCTGTAATTGTCATTTTTTATTATAGAGCGGAAAATCTGGAATCTATTGCTAGGTCATACTTACCTACAACAACATCTTCTGTAACAACTGTTAAAGTACCATCAATATATTTTTCAACTGTTTTTTCGCCTATTTTTTCTGTAGCGAAAAATTCTTCTACTGAGGTATCAGGATTATTTAAATCAAAAGTATAACTTGTAAGACGGTCTAATACCATACCTCTTATACCTGCAATTTTAGCTTCTTTGCTTCTAAAACTTTCATGATTATCAAATATTTTTTGTGCAAGTGCAACTGGGGCCATTCCTCTAATAGAAGCCTCTTGTCTTATTAATACTGCAGAAGCTGCACTATCTGCTAATAAAGTTTTAGCTTCTTCATATTTATAAACACCGGCAATAGAAGCAGACTCATCGTATTTAGAAAAAATAGCTTGACGATATTCTTTTTCTTCGCGATAAATTTTTTCTAGTTTTTGATTACGAACATGTTCGACATGCTTAGAAAGCTCTAAAGCTCGTTCTTCTTCTGTTAAATCAAAAATATAATTATCTGGATTAGGTTGAGCGGAATCGTCAACTTGACCAATATAATATGCAGGGGTATGGGCAAGCTGGGTTATATTAGTAAGGCCGGGTAATATGGAATGAGGTAAAGATGGACCTGATAGTGGTTGCTCAATCATCCAAGAAACACCCGATTCGGCTGAAATTTGTGTAAATTTAAAATATTTCATTGTTAGCTCTTTTGTTTAAATTGATTTTCTTGCCATAGTTGGGCCACCACCGCCGCAAATACTTATCCAATTTGTACCTGGAATTTGGTTAGGTGAATCTACATCAGCGTTAATTAGAGTACCTGAAGTTGAACCTGAACCCCAAGCCCATAGTGTATTATTGGTTTTAATACCCCAGGCGTTTAATCCTCCTATACCAATGGTGTTCCACTGAGTACCAGGGATTTGTGTAGGCGATGATCTATGTGTAGTATCTCCAACTCCTAAGCCTAGGCGACCACTGGAATTAGAACCCCATGTCCATATTGTTTTATCGGATTTTTTTGCAAGGGTATGACCGGCACAAGATTTAAATCCACACACCCACTGTGTTCCTGGTATTTGAACCGGGGAAGAACTTGTTGTAACGGTATTATTTCCTAGCGAACCAACACTATTAGAACCCCATGACCATAAAGTACCGTCGGTTTTAGTAGCTATACCACTTGTAGCAGTAAGAGAAATTTGACACCATCCTGTTCCAGGCACTTGAACAGGGGACGATCTATGAACTGTATCATCCGTACCGAGAACACCTTCCGTGCCGCAACCCCAGGCCCATAACGTATTATCTGTTTTCAAGGCTAGAGTCGATGCTCCCGCGGTAACCACCGCACACCATGTCGTACCGGGTATTTGAACTGGAGAAGATCTATCTACGACTGTAACATCACCTAAACGGCCTATGCTATTACAACCCCAGCCCCATAGCGTCCCGTCGGTCTTTAAACCGAACCCCTGGGCAGCGCCTGAACCTTGACCGCACCATTGTGTACCGGGTATTTGAACCGGGGACGACCTAGGGCTGGCTACTCCCCCTACCTTTCCTAAATTAATACCTAATTGCCCTTCGCTGTTATTACCCCACGTCCACATTGTACCGTCAGTTTTAATAGCTTGAGCAAAGCCCGAATCAGTATTAACACCCGTTACTAACCATGTAGTGCCCGGTATTTGAACCGGGGAAGATCTATGAATTCTAGTATTGTCTCCAACAAAACCGGTATCATTTTGATTACCCCAAGTCCATAGTTCTCCAGAATCTACAGACCCATCGTAGGTAACCCAGGTACTATTTAAGATTTCATCTCTTACATCTTGAAGGGTCCATACACCTTTAGTCATTATATTGTCTTTCCTGCAATAATGGCTTCTAAGCGGTTAGCTTGGTTAGCATAAACGCGAACCTTGTACCCACTTTGTAAGAACTTAGGTTGCTCTAAAACTTCCACGGTTGCATCTGCTGGTACAATTAAATCATAAGCATAATATCCCTGAATGTTATTGGAGCCGTCAGTCCAAACAACACGGGCTTTAACATCTAAAGTAGGGTCATCGTTTGAAAGTAAAATGCTTTCCAGTACAGAATTTGATGTAGCAGTATGGAGATCGGTGTACGTGGTAGCAGATGTAATATCAATGCCCCCTCCAAACAACGCAGTGGTAGTTACTTCTTCTATAGTAGCGGTAGCATGAAGTACTGAATCAACGTTTGCTGATATTCTTATATAATCACTAGGTTGTAAAACTTTGGGTTTTTTCAATAATTCAACCGAAGATGTAGCAGGAACAGGTACTGTGTTAGCTAGGGATATACTAGAATATGTTGTTCCTATAATCTGTGCAGAAACTTCTGCACTGTTAGTTCCGTCTATGTTTGTTACGTGTATAGAATGTATGATATATCTTTTACCAGAAGTAGAAGCCGCGGCGTATACGTTTGCTGCAGATATATTTACCGCTGTAGCTGAGGCAGCAGAAATCGATGTATTAAATAAACCTGAACCACCCCCTGTAGCTGAAATTGCAACATTAGAAACCGACGTAATGTGCCCTGTAGCATTAACTGTGACAACAGGAATTAAAGTTGCATTACCGTAGGTTGCGGCTGATACACCAGAGTCAAGGTGAGTAAGTGTTAAAGTAGTACCGGCTTCTGTAGCTCCAATTGGAGCGGTATTAGATACGGTATTATAAAACCCCGCTGTTGTTACATTGGAGTATACACGGGCATCGGTATAATATAAATTTGTAAGTTCGGTGACGTTAGCTGTAGTGATACCAGTAATGCCCGCCCCTGTCACTGTTACATTGGACAAGGTAACGTTTGCTATGGAGCCTCCAGTAATACCTACACTGGATGTAGATTCCGAAGCAATCTCGTTGATAGCTGCAACCAGGTTAGATTTTTCTGTGGTTGTTAAGTTAGATAATACACCGGCGTTAGAGTTAATGGTGTTAGCTCTATTAAAGACAACCCCAACTTCTGAATTAATATTCGAAAAGTTACCATCCACTTCCGAATTAGTAAGCGGGGTACCTTTAACTGTTCTTAGAACTAATGTTGCCATGTTTAGTCTCTTCTTTATCTGTTATTTTCAAGAATTTTTAAAAGCATACTCTTTATTTCTCCAAATTCTCTCTTAAGAATATTTATATCATCAGAAATATGATCTACTCTAGTTGCCAAAGCTTTTTTAGCTCTATACTCATTTAAAGCAGCAATATCGGTAGAAAGTATAGCCTTGCTGTTTTTTTCTCTTAAAAGCGAGGGATGACCCTCTACTTTTTGGTACACCTTATTCATATTATGATACTGCTGTAACTCTTAATGCTTTTATCTTAGGAACTACCGACTGGTTACTGCTAAAAAATACAATTTTAATAGCAAATACCTTAAAATCATTATAGCTGGCAGTGCCGTTAGTATAAGAGATGTCTAAAGCTTGGTAATTTTCTTCAGAGTATTGATCTGGGTTATCAGTAAAAATAACATCCCCAGAAAGATTCGTTCTACTCATTAAAACATATGGTCTATTATCGAACGAGGTGGAATCATACTTGTTCAGTACTTTATAATATACCTTAATGTCTGTACCAGGTCTTCTATTAATTAGTAAATTAACATTTAAACCGGTAGCATCAAGCCCTTCAGATAAAGTTACTCTTCTGGTTATATATTTAGCTTGAGCAAGACCACCCGCAGAATTAAGTTCTGATGTAAGAATGGTGTTGGTACTAGAATCTATTTTATTTTTAACTAAAATAGCATTTATTCTCTCCAGATCAACAACCGGTGAAACGTTCTCGGATGTACTATTCACTGTAGCTCTTACTAGTATATCCCCTGCGGTTGTGGCATTCATGGTTTCATTCAATTCATAATTTTGACCAAAAGGGACATTAATGTAGGAATTTAAAGTTCCACTACCTGCAGGTCTTGTTCTTACCTCATAGGTAACCGACGTTTCGTTTCCAAAGTTAAGCTCTTGAGAAGAAAGCTTAATTAAATCATAGTCAAAAGAACCGTCTGGTGCTTCAAGGCTTAACTCAAAATTCTTAGTTCCACGATTAAATTTACACTTGTTTAGTCTAAAGCAAAGATCTTCCGATTGTGAAGGTGTCCACGATGAACCGTTCTGAGATTTAAACAAAACACCTAGATAAGGTTGAGAGGTTACCTCGGTAGTAGTTCCCAATTGAGTCTGCCCAATTTCAGCCGCATACAAGTTAAATCGGTCAGAATTAGATAACACAACCAGACAATATTCACCGGGAGCAAGATAGACTGGTGATTCAAACGAAAAGTTCGTTGGTTGGCCAATTCCATCATATATCTCAGCAGAATCAGGTATATTAATATCACTAGGGTTTTTATAAACTTCTGATAAAGGAACAACCACAGATGAGCTTGGTAGCCCGTTTTCTGTAGGTCTTATTTGTATCCATACCGGTAAAGTTGAATCTTTAGTAGCAAAGTATAAATCTACAGAGCTTAAATAAATTCCATTAGGGTATATGCCAGAATCTACTAAGAAAGTTTCTGCTAAAGGATCGACCCATGTAACAGGAGAGGAAACCCGTCTGGTATTAAAGGTTTGTGTTGCCTCTGTTCTACTATCAGTAACCACGTTTCTTAAAAGAACGGGCTCTCTGGTAGATACTATGGTTCTCTGCTCAGTGTTAAGTGTGCCAGAAGCTACAAACCCCGCTTCAGCATATGCAGTTGCTTCTGCTAAAGAATTATTATTATTTGTGAGTGTAAATCTAATTTTACCTGTAGGGACTCTAATAGTAGAATTATTAGGTAAAACAAAAGTACCTTTTGCATAACCGTTTAAATCAGATATTAAATCATCCCCAAGAGAACCACCATCAGGGGTGATGTATTCGGTTAAATTAATTGAATTATTAGCAAACAAGTATAGGGTGGTGACTGGGGGCATACCAAACACTTCAAAAGAAATAGTCTTTTGTCTTGCAAATGGTATAACTTCTTGTGATACAATTTCTGTACTATCAGAATTTATTACCAATCTAGTACCTACAGTTGTTTGAATACCCGATCTTGTAAAGGTAGTTGTAGTAGTAGTCGTATCACGTAGCACCTGGTCGGAACCATTATCCGATATTACATCAGTTCTAGTAGATTGGCCAGACCAATTAAGTTGCCAATCGTTCCACTGTGTTCCTGCTGCATTTTCTGCAGCTATCCAAGCATCTTTATCCCCTTCATTAACTATATTAACAATAGGTCTGTTTACTGTATCATACCAGATGTCTGAGGCAGGGGTGATTTTTAATCTACCAATAAAATTAACCACGTTAAACGGGTTAACGTTTATAATTTTTGTAGCTACATTTTGCTGTACGAATACATTTTCAACATACGGTAAAGAAATGAGGTTACCGGTTTCAACGACATCTGGGTTAGAGATAGGGTCAAAAGTAAACTTATAAGCAGTTGAATCAAACGGGGCTCTAACAAAACCTTCTAAAAAGTCAATAGAACACTTATAGTCAGGGTTTAGTACATCTCCTACTGAGTGCCCAGCAAAAGAATCAACAAGATAGCCGTTTTTAAATAATGCGGAGTTAGTAGTATCTAATACATCGGCTGCTAAAACTTCTTTTTCAAGGAAAGAAAGTGCAGTATAATACTCTACCGATTTTAAACGTTGATCTATTTGGCCGATATCTTTCATTGTATAGCGACGGCGAGGCACATATTCTATACTAACGTCAGAAGAGCTGGCTGTATAGGGTGGCAGTTTTATTACAAATAGTGTCATAGCATCCTGGTCATCTACCGGAACACCAGGATTAATGAACGAACTAACACCCTTAATAACTTTAAAGTCTCCATTTGGAGATAGAGCTACCTTATCAATTCTACCCATATAGTATGCATGATCTGATTCAATAAAACTATAAGGTGTAGGTATTTGATAGGTATCAAATGTTATGGTTGCAGCACCATCTGTTCTTCTGGGTCTAAAATCGTAAACATCAGCTAATTTATATGTTGTACCGGTCTTTTTACTTACATAACTTGGGATATCGCTGTAATCAATAGGATAAGAATCTACTGTGAAGAAACCCGAGCCTCCACCGTGTGTAAAATAATCATACGCAATAATTACATTACCGGGTGCCGACCCACCGCCTACAAACTTTACTCTACCGTGATCGTAATAATTATCTCTTTGACCGTTGTCCAGCTCATACAGAGAAGATGTTTGAGCCGACATAGGGGTCCAGGATGATACGTTACCAAGCGGAACAGTACCAGTAGAGGTTGCATTAGCTTGATAGGCAAGCCCGGAATAAACAACCACGTTAGAAGAATAATATGTATTGCCGGAAACCCAAGCACCAAGATAGGCGTTTGAGCCGTATTTGTAAACTTTATTTAGTTGGTAAATATCGGATTTACTGAAACTATAGTATGTATTAGCAGCTGCTATATTTACATCTAGAACGGCATTAGCAACCAGAGTTTTTGATCTTCTAGTATCAGAAGTTACCTCAATGGTAGCAACTATATCGGCTGTACCATTAAATGTATTATCATTTAAATTAAAGTTAGCCTGTCCTGGGGACCCAGCGCCAACCACCGGTAGTGTTACCGATCTACCAGTACCATCTATTGGAATATATTGACCTTTAGTGAAGGTACCAGAGGCAGTCTTAGCTACTACGTAGTAATACTCTCTCGCAACGGAAGAAGAAAGTGTACCAGACCCACCAACAAAATCTTCTGCTGATGATGCAGTTGTAATGGTTGCATTTCCTGCCGTAAAAGAAACCCCAGGGTAAATTTTTCTAAAAGTGTAAGTGGTATCTGTTACTTCACTTATGTTTTGCTGTGGAATATTAAACAACAAAGTATCATATGCTGACTCAGTTAATTGAGTTACATTGGCAGTAATGGCCGAAGAATCAACGTTTGCTTGGAATGTAAGGTTTGCAGAGTCATAATTACCTGCTACCGATGTTGTTACAAACGCCCTAACATTACCAAAAGTATTATCAGTAATGTTAATATCGTGTAAGAATAATTTGTAATTTGTACTTGTAGTTGAGCCAGTGTCATACTCTATATGTTTAACATGGGCTGTACCTAAAAGGGTACTAGATGATGGTGTAGTATTTGAATGAAGTTCGATATTAGCGCCAAAAGAAGATAGAGAATATATCGGTCCATCAACTACAGTATAATTTCCATAGAATGGAGAGATATCGAATCCTGCTACGTTTTCAGTATCTCTTGCTTTATCTATAGTTATTCTGGTAGGAGCAATGGTCTCTATTTCATAACCTTTTACATAGGCCTTACCTGGTAAAACGTCCGCGTTTATAGTTGTAGCGGCATCAGTAGTGTCATTTAAATATAAAATAAAGTTTTTAACTATATAATTACCGGATTCGTCAAACGTTCTTCTAGCAATTGCCTTACCTAACTCATTATAAACAGATAAAGTATTTTCTCTTTGTACTTGACCTTCTTTTATTCTTACTATTTCAAGATAGTTTGGTGCATCATCTATATCTGGATTACCATCAACAACATCTACTGCAGTTAAAGTTAGAGTTATTTTATAGCGATCGGCACCTGGGGCGAAATAATTAGTAGAATCTAGTGCGGGGTCTAGTAATGTTGAATCATCTTCAGAAGAGATAAGATCATAAGATACTTTAAACCCGACCGATGTAGTTGGATAAGCATTATATTTTGAGGGTATTAAAGACTGGGATGAATTTCTTACAAAAATTCCACCCTTATAAAAAATACCTTCTGTGACTGCTACCTCAAGCGCAGGTGTGCATGCCAGTCTAGTAAAAGTAAAGGTTACTGAGGCAAGATCAACCCCAGCATATTCATTAACTGTTACAGAAGAAGTGCCGATAGATACCACAAAAAGATCTTTTGTTATACCAGTAGCTGTTACCTTATCCCCTACGACTATGCTATCTATTGAAGATACAGTTATTTCCTTGGAATATATTGAACTGCTGCCGGTTTTTGTGATTGTAGTATTAAGGGCAACCGAGGCTCCAGCAGTCAGTACATTAGTATCATTTAATGCATCAAGAAATGTATCATAAAAATTTATATCTTCATTAGCAGAAAAAGAAGTTGTGTTCTCAGTATTAAGTGGCTTTACTATAATAGTAGGGGGATCACCTACAGTAGGAGTATCAGCAGAATAAACATGCTTGACCTCACCTATGAATCCAGATGTAGCGCCTTTAGCAAATTTATTTTTAAATGCTGAAACTGTAATGTTATTACCGCTGTACGTGGTCTTTAATCTGACTGTTCTTACATTTTTATCAACAAATATTTCCGCCCCGGATACTTTTGATCCTTCTTTAAAAACATGGTTACCGAATCTAGCTACTTGATTTTGAAGTATAGTTTGAAGCTGGGTTAATTCTCGGGCTTGGACAGCAAACCCGGGTTTAAACAGCATACGATAAAAATCATTATCGTCGTTATAATCATCGTAATATGGGCTAGTATTAAAATCAATCGCCATGTTTTACCTGTTAGTATTTGAAAACAGTCTTAATTGAGACTGATTGGTCTTCTGTCGTTGTAAATGCTTTTCTATTATCAATATATAACAATTCACCAGAATATTTATCCACGTCTGGCTCTGTTACACCTGTAACAACAAACGAGTTACCGGTTGCTTCTTGCAGTATATCACCAGATGATGGTGTCTTTCCATTTAAAGAGATAAGCAATGCACCAGTTGCTTCAGAAGAAATAATTAAAAATTTTGAACTATCCGATGTTCTTGTAATAACGCTGTCTTGTTCAAATAAAGTAGTATTAATATTACCCGATACTAACCAGCAACCTGAACCTACAGAATTATTAAAAAATTTGTTGTTATCATAATTTTTAATTTCTTTAATAATTCCAAACTGCCTGTAGTCATTGTCAACAACCAGGCCTTGATTTTTTTCTTGCCCTATAGTTGTATAAAATGCTAAGGATCTTGCAAACAATTCACTCACTGTATCTTTACCGTGGCCACCAACAGGTGGAAATATTGCGCGAGCTGTTGCCCCGATACCTGTACCTGTTATATTAACATTGGCATGAGTATAACCGGAACCCTCAGTCAGTATGTTTATTTTTGTTATTTTACCACCAATAATAGTAGCATTAGCAGTTGCACCTGTCCCGTTACCAGTTATAGTAACATTAGCGCCGGTATAGCCATAGCCCCCGGAGACAACTTTTGCAGCGTGTATTGCACCAGATACAGCTAACAACTCACTGGTTGCCTGTAAAGTGTTTAGATCGCCTTCTGAAAAATCAACAGAAAATTCTGCATTATTTCCGTCTCCTACAACTGTTAAGGTTGCGTATGTGTAACCGGTCCCACCATTTTCTATTATAACATTTGTAATCTTACCGTCTTCAACGTAGGGATAAAGTATTGCTTCTGTTTTTTCAGCTTCAAAAATTATATTAGCACCAGCACCATCACCTGTAATAGTTATGCCAGGGGCACCAGCATATCCTGAACCATATTTTAATCTCGCGTAACCGGTAGCTTTAGTACCAGCAAATGTAAAAGCAGCATTACCTAAAGTCTGTGTTCCAGTTGTATGTGTAGGGGCTGTTGTATTAGCATAACCCCCGGTAGAAACAGTATATAGTCTAGTACCATAAAATACTTGTGAATTTAATAATACGTTGGCATTAGCTTCCCAAGCCGATCCAATAACAACGGTAGGAGCTGAGGTATAGTCCTTACCGCTGTTTGTTATTGTAATTCGGTTAACGGTGTTGTTTAATAAGGAGGCTGTAGCAGTAGCATTCGAACCATTACCCGAAATAGTTACCGTTGGTGCTGTGATATAACCAGTGCCATTATTTGTAATAACTATATCTCTTACCATACCATATAAATCGGTTAAGTTATAAACATAACCACCGTATACATTAGCATTAGCTGTAATACCTGTACCTCGGTACTTAAAAATTACGGTTCCGTTTTTAGCAATACCTTTTGTATGAACAGGCCCATAAGAGGCAGATGTACCGTCTTGCAATACTTCATAATAATTATTATCATGCTTAATAATTTGTCCAACATTATATGCAGTTGACGCTGCCCAAGTAGCAGAAGAAGTCACGGGAGGATCAACAGTAACATTTGCATAGGTATACGTTGATGTACCTAAGCTTATAACATTTGAATTAATTACTAAATAAGGATCATCTTCTAGGTACCCATCCCCCTGTACCACAATACTGGCGTATGTATAGTTATTACCTGTATCTATGACCTTTACAGTTCTAATTTCCCCTTGAGAATAAAACTGATTAGTAATAGAAGTAGTTATAGGCATCTGAGAGGTGGATAGGAATTTGTTTCTTAAATAAATAGGAACATTACCCATAAACTTCCACTTGTAACCATCTGATGTTGTGAAAGGCTCGGGCGAAACATCGGAAGGCTTTACAGTTGATTGTGCATTATTGTTATTGTCTAGACATTTGTAAATGTTGTACTCATCAGTTACAACATAAAATAATGCAGTCTGTAGACTAGAAGCTCCAGAATATGCTTTATTAATAACCACATTAGCAGTAGCACCAGATCCAAAAGAATCAGTGATAGTTATATTAGGTTGATTGGTATAACCATAGCCTCTATTGTCTATTGTTATAGCTGTAATAGCTCCGTTAGCTACGGTTGCATATGCGTTAGCCCCGGTACCGCTTCCACCGGAAATAGTAACCACAGTATTAGCACTGTAGCTAGCTCCACCAGATATTAAATTAACACCTATAACTTGATCACAATATAAATCATCGTACATGTCATAAACTGTGTTCGAACTCCAGTTTATTCTATCTACTACATATGCTACATCACTGGTTTGAATTTCTTTAACTAAAACAATACTGTTTCTTGTTTCTCTCTCGTAATCGTAACTATCTATAGGGGTCGGGGGATCAGTAGGGTCAACCCAATCCAGTACCGAGCCTAGAAAATAATAATATCTTCCAGACTTAGTTGTTATTTCTTTATAGACAGAGTCAGCAACGCTGTTGTGTAGCAGCGTTTTTACAAGAGTTGATGTTGCCATATTAAGTAATAGATACTACCCAGGTAATTGTAACAGTATCAGCAGCTTGTTTGTTTATAACAGGAAATACAGTTCTACACAGCATTGTGCCTGTAGAACTATCATTAAATATACCGGCTTCAGCTAACGCACCCGTACCAGTACCTGCAGGGTAGGTTGCTGAATATGTAACGGTATTAGAAGATGGTGTGCCACCGGTAACAGCTAAAGCCACACGTGCTAATTCGGTCTCTAAAGTAGTATCACTAGAAAAAGCAGAAGCATTACCTGTACCAACAGCCATGTGACTCATTACGTTAACCGTGTTTGCTGTCATACGGTTTGCAATATGGGTCTTGCCGACTGCAACTACTAAGTTCTTAATTTCTTTTCTTTCTTCGTTACCAAATTCATCAGTCTTTATAACGATTACATCACCTCTAACCGAAAGGTTATCATTCATTAGTTTCATTAAAGTCTCCTTAAAATACGGTCGTATCGCCTACGTAGTCTTCTGCGAAATAAGACCCATCGGCGTAATTTGCAATTAACACACTACCGTTATCAGCGGTAGAAGTAGAATCTGATAAATTATTTATAACAGCTATTGAAGCAGATTCTTCAATAACAACAAAATCACTAGGGGTAACATAGTCCTCTAAAAAATAATCTATTGCATAGGCCCCAGTCTCATTTAAATTTTTGTTAAAAACTTTAGACTCACTGTCTGTGGGTGCGTCTATAATATCAGTAACCGGTCTAGATAGTAGTCTAGTAAGTTCTTCGGAAATTTCTATACTTTCCGTTAACGGTTTAATAATAAGTTTACTATCTGCTTCTTCAGTACCAGCTGAATCAGATAAATTTTTACCAATAAATTTAGAGTTGCTATCTAAAACATTACTAACAATGTCCTGAAAATTACTGGTTAAGAATCGAAGTATAGCAGTAATTTCAGTCGACAAATCAATATTATTGGAAAGCGCTAGGTCTCCAAATAATTTAGTACCAGCAGGGTGAAGTATATCAAGTACGGCTTTCTTATATTCATAAAGCCTCTCATCAACTTTTAAAACATAAGAGAATGGTTGATAATAGTCTCTATCTTCTAGATAAATTGCATCACTTAAAAACCCATCAATATTTTCATAATAACCCGGGTAGGTGGTTTTAGCGCCTATTTGAACAAAAATAACGGCATCACTGCTGCTACCGGTTGACTCATAACCCGAGGTGCCAGAACCAGAACTAGAAGTGCTTGAATAGAATTCTCTAAGTATCTCCCCGGAATAATCTTCTGCAAAATAATTAGTGTTATTATAGGAAGGTGAAGTAATTACACCTCTTTCAACAAAGCCATTTAACCCATCTCTAATAGTTGCAACACCACCGGTATAGGTAAAAGTTGAACTAATTTCAGAAATACCGGTAGGCGAGAAAAAGTTATAAAAACTATTTGTATAACCTATTCCAAAACTAATAAATTGTGCGTTTAAAATAGCACCGGTAGTGCTTACTTTTGTTATTTTTAATTTAGCACCATTACCTAAACCAGAAGTTAAAGGTAAGATATCACCTTTTTTAAACCCTGAACCCCCGGAGACAATAGTAATCGAAGTTGGTACTCCTACCACCTCACCTCTAAAATTTTCATATTCAACTATATCACCTATGTTAATAGGAACACTTTTATTACCTTCAATAAAATATTCAAATATATCTCCACTAACACCGAGTGAATTACTGGTATTTTTGCAGCTGTTTATATAAGCAGGATATTTGGTAGTAGAAGAAGAAACTACTACATTTTTACCTACAATATTTGTCGCATCTCCCACTAAAACTCTAATAAAAACAGAAACACGTTGTTTCCATTTTCCATCAGATGCTCTTAATACCTGCTGATATGGATAGTATACTTCTGCTTCTTTATTGTATAAAATTTGAAATAAAAGTTTATAGGACTTTTCATTTCCCTTATTTACATACAGGTCCTGTATATTTTTAACCAGTGCTTTTTTATTGTAGAGTACACCTCTAGGTATATCGTTACAATACTGTTTAATAAAATATTCTATAAAACTGCTTATAGTCCTATCTACATCTTGATAAGAACGTATGTTTTGTAAAAGTTCCTGGGCATTACTATCTTGTTCTAAAAATTCGTAATATGCTTCTAAGAAAGCAACAAAGGTTGTATAATCGGTACGTACAAATTCCGGTAGCTGGGATGATACCAGCGTGGAGATTTTTTCTTTAATTCTTGTTGTTGCCATTACACTGCAGTTGTATTAATTGTTACTCCGGGATCTCTATTAGCAAGAGAATTAGCAGTGCTATCATCTATAACAATAACTTGATTTCTTGAAGTTAAAATATTATAACTATTCTCTTGAACAGCCGCAGTTATTCTAATATCAAACTGACCTGAAGGATACCCTGTTGGGGTTATACTGGTTATAGTAACTTCCCCGGTGCTATAGTTAACAGAACCTGTAGAGCCCAAATCTGTATCATCGGAGGCTTGATATATTCTTAAATCTCCAGTACCATTGTAATCAGGAGGCATATCGTTAGGTAAATCTTTTAAATATACTTCAATAGGGTTACCGTCTCTAACTATAAAAAATCTTGTAGATGTAATTTCACCAGGGTGTAATTTGTTGTTAAATTTAAGAATATTGTTACTGATATATGCGTTTGTAACATTGAGTACTGGGGCAATTCGTTTTTGAATTTTTAATTCTAACAATACACTTAAAATAGAACTGTCTACGTTGTTTAAATCTTCTAGTAGCTGGGAATAGTAAAAAGGTTTTTCAAACTGCTGTACTTGATTGTTAAAATAATTAGTTATGCCAGTTCTAACTAGGTTAGATATTTGAGATGCAGTGTAATTAGTTAAATTTTTATTATAGTTAACATTAGCTAGTAAATTGACGTAAATATAGTCAGGGTCTACAAACTCAGGTATTACTGTTAAGATTTGTTTATCTTTAAGAATGCTGTTCTTTATTGTAGTCTTTATTGTATCATCAATTACAAACCCGGTGTATGGTTTAAGCGAAATAAAGACCTTACCATAAACCGGTGGTACATTTTCTTCACCACCCCAAATAGAGACGGATTCAACTGTACTGTACTGTGACTTTATAATACTAGAATAATCAGCTTTAGTTACTGCTCGATTTTTAGATAAGTTAAATCTTGGTGCATTAAATTTGATAGAAGAAATAGATTCTTTATCTGACCCACCGGATGAATTACTATCAGTTACAATAGTGATACTGCTCGACCCACCAATGGTATTGTCGGCTGTAAACGATTGAGTGATTAGACCTGAAGTATTAGCTACTGAGCCTGAACTTACTAGATACTGTATTCTTATTATGTTTCCAGCTGTAAGTTTTTTTCCAACAATACCGTCTCCAAAATATAGTTGATAATTACCTAAAGAATTCTCTTCTAAAAAATATACTTTCGATGTACCGTCAACACCTACTATATCTGTTTTAAGGGTATAAGTAGCAAATGTAGTATCAGTTGTAGAGTTCTGTACTGTCACAAGCATAGTAGAAGTATCAACAGCGTCATTAGGTATTTCGTATTTTTCATCTGGACCGGGTGTACCTACTGTATAGGAATACTCTAACAACTTACCTTCTTTTACGTATACATTATTAAATACATAAGACCCGTTTGAGGGTTGAATAGTATAAGGCTCTGTATTTAAAAATGTATAGTTTGTACCGTTAATGCTGGCTGAAAAAGAAGAATATCTATCAAGTGTTAATGTGGCTGGAGATCCGGTAGGATTACTTACAGTTATATCTAGAACGGCTGTCGCACCAGTAACCGATCTAGGGGTATATCCAAGATGCTTGGCAATAGAGACAACAGAAGCTCTCTTTACTGCCGAATCTAAAAACATCTCATTTGCTAGCATATTTGCTAGATAAGCATTGTAATGGGTGTTGTAGGCAAGTATATCAATAAGAACAGAAAGGCCAGAACCTTCAAAATCATAATCAGAAAATTCATTCTGTGCTTGTAGATATGTTTTTAGATTAGACTTTATAGTATCGAAATCTAACTCTGCTATTCTTAAATTAGCCATTTATCTTGCTCTAGTAATTGCTGTTCTTAAAGTAACTGGTCTTTCCGAATTGAGTAGTCTGAAAATAACCTCTACATCAATGGAATTATTATCCACCCTATCTCTTATATTAACATCTAATATTCGTGCTCTAGGTTCAAATTTTTCTATAACATCAAAAATAGTTTTTTTCATAACCTGCTTAGTTATAGGATTAAAATTCTCAAACAAAAGAGAATATACTTGACATCCAATTTCTGGGTGAAAAGGTCTTTCATAGTTTTTAGTTTGAATTAAACTACGAATAGATGCTTTAACCGCTTCTTCATCGGTTTTTTTAACTAAATCGGCAGTAGCAGGATGTGTTGTAAACAACAAACTTATATCTGAATACTGACGTGGTTTTCTATTAATAGTTGACATTTAATTATTTATCCACCAATTTGTACGTTATTAGAGCCTTGTGCTACTGTATCTCCACAAGCAATGGAATCACCTATTCTAATGGCTGGTGAACCTTCAATAATAACTTTACTTGAGCCCGAAGTGGTTGATCTAGCAGACGTTGGATGTGTAGTTTTACCACATCTATGTGAATTAAACTTAGATCCTTGTTTTTGTACTAAAATACCATTCACGTAAGTTTTAGATGCGGAAGCATCAACGCAGGCAGTTGGTGGAAAACATCCATGACCGGCACTCATATCACCTCTTCTTGATGCTGCAGCCATTAATACGCCTTTGGATAGTTGTTAGATCGGTAATTTTCTTCTCTGGTTACCTGAGAAATAAGTGCTAATCTATTTATCTCCCAATCATTATACACTTTTTTAAGTATAGTTTTTGTTTCAGTTCCGGTATCATACCCTGCAACTACATTAAATTCAATGTTAATGTATCGCATAAAAGAAGGTTTATAGGTATGAAGCCCTATATCACTATCTGGAATATCTAAAGTTGAATTAACTACTATACTATTTTTAGTAATAAAATTTTGGTATTCCCAGTATTTGTCAGGAAAAGCGTTTTGAATATTTCCAGAAATGTAAATGTTACCTTCGGTATTAGAGTTTTCAATAGTGGTAACAACCGTTAGCCCGCTTACAGAATTAGTGTTAGGTGAGCTGTATGTTATGTTTAAAGAAACATTGCCGTTATTAGTAAGCTCATTTAATGTGATTGGTGTACCATTTATTGAAACATTAGCAGTAAGATTCATCAATGTACCATATGCAGGGCCCATGGGGTCTTCACTTATAAGTGTTACTGTAATTTTATCTACAAAATCTTTATACTCATTTACAGCGTTAAGATTAGTACCAGGGGGCTCTAACCCGGAAAGCTCAGGATCGGGAAATCCTCCAGAAATTGTTGTACCTGAAATAGCCATTATACTAACTTTGCTAATCCATTTGAATGTTTTTTATTGTTCCAAAACGTTAATACTTCTTTTCGATTGTTGGATCCCTGAAAAGAAACATGCAGCCATGGGTTATTGGTATAGTTACAGTAATGAAGGATTAATTGGTCAAAGTTTAGCACTTTAACTAATTCTTTTGCATACTCATAATAATCATCTTTGGTAGCACCCCGAAATTGAATATCAACACATTTACCCTGAGGATGGAGAGAACTTTGGGAGCTGTTTGTTTTAGTTCTATAACCAGATGCTACTATTAACCTAGGATAAATGTTATATGCTGGTTCTAGTATGTTTAGTGCTACCGCGGTAAGGTTATAAACTATATCCCCATACTTCAAATCTTCACTACCTTCAATAAAGTTCTTAGTCAAGGCAGCTTTAGAAGAAAGCATCTCAACCGTAAAGTTGGGTGATAGATTAAAGTTACCAGGCAACTCAGTAAATTTTTTAATATCTTCAGAAGGTGTTATGAGCTCGCTTTGAGAGCTAGAATCATTGCTAGTTTGTAAAACTACCGGTGTATAGTCAAATTCTTCTGAAGTAGCAAATCCAGAAGTTAATATTAAGTCTTTATGAGCTTCGTACTCCCCGGACCCGGCTGGCTCTTCTTCTAATTTAAGTGCATAAGGGTCGGCCAATGTTAAGGTTACCGGATCATCAACTGAATTATCAGTTATGTCTTTTCTCCCTGAAATTACCCCTATGTTAGAAGACCCGGCAACATTAGCAGATTTACTGTCTTGAGAATCTACAGCATTTCCTGAGTTTAGATACATCTCACCACCTGTATCGGCGTTAAAATTACCACCCACTTGATAATTTACCGCCCCTACTGTTTGTGTGAACTTTGAACCCCCAAGCTTTTCATACATGTTTGTAATAGTTTGGTGATGGCTGTTAGTTGTATTTTGATACCAGGTTGTTGCTTGAACATAAGCATTGGTATTAGAACGCAATGAAAGCTCTTCGGTCGTACTAACAATTAAAGCAACATTAGATTTAACATTCATTGCATTATATGCTTCAATGTTAACATTACCAGATGAAATATTAAACTCTTCTACTGCTGAAAGATTAAAGGTACCACCGGCTTGTGCGGTAATATCATTATGACATATAAGATTAGTATCACCTTCTACTTCAATATTTGCATCGTTACCTACAAATATATTACATGCACCGTTAACAGAAATATCTGCACTACCCGTTATCGCTATCTTACCATTTTTATCAATAATTTCATACTTAGAACCTTTGGTTCTCATAGTAACCGAACCATTTACATCTATTTCTACAAATGTACCAGACTTATGGTATAAGTGTATACGTTCGGCTCCAGGGGTATCATCCATTTCTAGAATGTGGCCCCCTTCGGTCTGAGTAACTTTGTTGTAAGGATACTCACCCTTAAATGGTGATTCGGGCTGCTCCCAAGACTCACCCCCGGGTAACTTAGCACCAATCATTCTAGTAGAATTTTTTTCCTGAACTATTGTGCCTCTAACATCACCTTGGGCTAATTTATTAGTTTCCGATTGCCCGGCATATTCTTTGGTTGGATAATTAGCGTCTGGGTCTACAAAGCCTTGCTTTAAGGTAGTAAGTTTTTCTTGGTTTTGAGCGTTATTAATATCAAAAGATTTTGCTTGTCCGAGATATTTAGAGGCGGTTGCTTGATTGTATTGACCGGTAATCTTACCTTGTAATTGATCAAAAGATAGACCAGAATTACCACCCAAAAAAGAACTAAAAAGACTAGATGCGTTTGGTATAGTTAGGGGGGTGGATTGATTACGATTAAATATAGCCCCAGTAACACCTTGGAGCACAGTATTAATGGTGCTACTAATGGTAGGAGTTAGGAACTGAGTAAGAGTTGCTGCTACAACAGAAAAATTAATTAGTCCTCGCTTATCAGCCGGCAGAGTTAATCTTAACTCTCTTTCAATAATGGTAACTAATTTATCGGTGAGTTGAGAGTTAAGTTGTGTGTTTAAAATGTTACCTAAGTTACCAGCTACACCAGTATTGCCGAGATTATCTGTAGTAAGATTAACTGGGTTTTTTTGCCCTATAAGGTTTTGCGGTATAGTGTTAATCTGTTTATTTGTACCTAGACTAACTGATTGAGAAACTATGACCGATAGTTCTTCTGCCGCTCTCGACGATAGAGCTCTAAGTATAGGGTTAGAAATATTTAAACCAAGTCTGCTGACTTGATTAAAAACCGAGTTTTCGATTACACCTTTAATTTGGGTTGAAAGAATATCTATCATGATTTAACTAATGCCAGTAATGCTTGTTTTTCCGATTGGTATCGCGACTTAACACCTGCCCTTATATTTTCCGAACTTGATTTAAATAACTCATCAACCTTTGCAATTTTATAATCACTTACAAGATTTATAATATCCTTATCCGATAGTTCACTTTTGTTACGCAAAGGTTCGGTAAATATTGAGACTCTTGCCGGTCCAAATTGAACTGCTGTCGACCAAACCAGGTCTTGTACTCCAGGCCCGTACTTAGAAAGATCTAACCCTGCTCGTTGTAAATTAGCTGTCATTACATTATAATACTTACGCTGAATGTAATCGTGCTGATCATCTTTAAACTCTTTGGTATTTTGAGCGGCGACCTCTTTCCATTTGGTATCAAATTCTGGTGTAGCTGGTGTAAGATCGGTAAACTTATCTTTAAACTTACTATTTTTAATAAACTGCTCAACTGGTGAGTTTTTAGCCGAAGGTCTTGCTTTACCATTTTTTCTCATCTCAGGTAAGAATGATGCTAGTTGATAAGTCCCGTACGATGCACCACCTAAATCTCCTTCTGCTGCACCACTGTAGTCATTAATGACACCAGGTCCTTTACCACCCGATTCATATTTTTCAGATGTCTTACCTAACTCCCACCCATCTATTTTAGGAGTACCGGCCCGGACCGGTTCACCTTGGCCATCGGTTACTGGTTTGCCTTGCCCGTCTTTTAGTACACCGTCATTGGGATTGTTTGTCTCTTCTCTGGGTTTAGACTCTGCACTCTGGGCTGCAAATGCTTGCTTGGCTGCCTTAGTAGCTATAGTTCCAAACATGGCCGGTTGTTGCATATCCTCCCCGTCCAGGAAAAACCCTATAACCCAGGTACCTTCTACCGGACCTAAAGGTGATGAGCCAAGCCCAGAAGTTGCAGCCGATGTTATAGGCTGTATAGGTATACACCAAGGAAGATCTTTGGTTGGGAGAAGTTCTTTACTATCGGTATGATATCCAAAAATACGTACTTTACAGCGACCTAATTTTTCAGGGTCCTGTCTATTTTCAACAACACCTATCCACCAATTAAATCCGTCTTTGTTAAATATTTTTTGCATTATGTAATAATATCCTGATTAACGAAGAAAGAATCTTTTACTATTTCCATGGTCATAAAATGAGTATTTCTATTTACTTTATGATGAATAGCGGTTATAAGATAATAACCTGAATACAATTTATCTTGTTTTACCTGGGTGCTGTCAGACTCATCTTTAGGGCCTAATTCCGGGTATAAGAAGTATAATATTCTACCCACTTCAATATCTGTTCTACCAGGTACAGTTAAATTTATTCTTATGTTGTTTATATCTAACAAACTACTTTTTCTATTACCGTATATCTCTCCCATTTTTTCACTCACGTTGTCTTTAAAGTAATCAGATTCTGATGTCTGAAATAATCTGGGGTTGTTAGGATAAAAAGATATAGAGGTTGCAGCGTTTCTAAGAGAGTCTTTTGAGAACGGGGGTATAGAGGTAGGGCCCGAGCCCGAGGTATGGAATTGTTTAAAATAGCCATCAGTATAATCATAATCTACTAAATCATACTTTTTATTGAAGACATCAAGATATACTAATCGGTTTGCCATATACCCACTGGTCATATTTTTAATTTGATCTACCGAGTCAGTCATCTCGACGTCTTTAGCTAAAAACATTTCTCGATTTATGTCTTTAGAAAACTCACCATCTCCTATGTTTGAAGCTGCAACAGTATATGTACCTATGGTGTTTTCATTTTGAACTGCATCTTCAAAAATTGATTCTAAAGAACCAAAGTAGAAAGACTTATTCGATTCAAAAAACAAAAAGTTTTTAGCGGTGCCGTTTTTAGGTATAGATTTAGAGGCCAGCCAATTTATACATTTAAAAGGAGTCCAGCCCGGGGATACAAATTTAACTCTGTTAGAAGGTTCATTTAAGAAAATTAAAGGACTTAATTTACCATTATCTTTTATTTCACTATTTTGAGAAATTTCATATTCACGATTTACAGCAATGTAATCTTGAAAAATAGATTCAGCTACATTAATAATGTCACCTTCAAAAGAAACAAACAAAGGTAGCAATGCGTCAATATACATCTCTGTCGACACAAAATGTATAGTAAACATTTGTGTATTGTTATCTCTAATTAATCTTCTGTCAGAGATCTTATAGGTGGTAAAAGTTTTAGTTACAGAATTAATATCATCAAAAGATGGGGTGCTAAACTTTACTATTAAACTTTCCTCACCGCTGATGTTAAATTTACCAATCAAATTTCGACTGTCGGTAATGACAATGTTACCATGCATGTAGTTTGAATATATGTCTTCAAATATATTCAATTCAACCAAAAACTCTGTTAAATCAATAACAGTATTATTACCCGTAATTAAAAGCAGACTTTGTATCTTTACATCACCAGCTTTTTGAACGCCAGAAAAATCATCCATGTTATAGTTTTATTTTTTTAGAGAACTCTGAAACTACTGCTTCAACGTAGATAGGCTTTAAGATTTTTATTCTTCTTTTATTTTCATTTAACCTATCTTCGTATGTGTAATTAGATATAGCAGTGGAGCCTGGTTCAGTAGAGTTTACAATGTACCCATCGGCGTCTTCGTAATGATGGGTAGCGTAAATATTATCATACTTTGACTGACAATATTTTATTAGATTATTTGTTGACAGAACCCAGTCGTATCTAGGGTCTAAAATTTCATTTAGAAGTAAAATTACCCAGTGGTACTGGGGGTTATTATAAAATTTATCGGCAAGTATTTCTGGTGTTTCACCATCTTTAATATCGTACTCATCATAAAGAACATAATTGGTTTTTACTTCGTCTGTAATAACATTTCTGGTAAGTATATTGGTAACTACATCAATGGTTTGTCTATCGTCAAGGGTATAGTATGTGTAAGGAAAATCTTTAAAGTACATTAGTATGCTCCAGTTTCCTTAATCATATTTCTAGTGAGAATTTCAGTCTCTCTGAATGTCAAAGATACATTTACCTCAGTAGGATTACCATCGTCAAAAGAAGAGAACTGTTCCCCCCCATAACTTACATCCATGGACTCTAATACACAAGGTCTAAATTGATGCATGTAATTATTTTTAGACCCTGCGTAGTAGTATGTTATTTGAAACTCCGAAGGATAGATAAAGAATAATTTACCTTCTGAAATTTCCGGATGCATATGAAACTTGAATAAGTTAATAATGTTCCTTACACTCTCAGATTCTACTTTTGATTTAGGTAAAAACTTATACTTAAAAGAGAACGATCTAAAATCTACCGCTTCAAAAATAACTTCTTTAAAAGGGTTAAGTGCTGTACCTGTTGATTTACTTAAAGCGGCGCCTAAATCAGCTGCACCGAAAGCACCTGGTAACTTAGCCATTGATGCACCAAATGCAGCCATAGTTTCAGTCGACCCCTTCATAATACCCTGGGTATCAAACTGTGCACCAGATAGGACACCGGCCAATGTGCCTAGTTCTTTATTAGAATATTGCATAGCATATTTTACAGTTGGAGGCCCATCAACATGTAATGCTATAACGTCGGAAATTCTATATGTTTTGTCTGGCTGCAATAGATCGCTTGCCAGTATAGCCCCTCCAGCAGCAGCGCCTGTCGCCAAACCTGCAGCTTTAGTTATTTTTTGACTTACGGCTCCTGTAATATTTACTGCTTTAGCTACTTTTGAAGAAACTGCTGATATAGCTGTATTGATACCTTTTGCAGCAACATCTAGAACCGCGGTTGTTGCTGCCGCGGCCCCAGCGCCTGCAGCTACTGCCGTAACGCCTCTTATAGCTTTGCTACCTAATTGATCTTCGGTCAGCCCACCGGAATTGGGGTCACGCTTGACCTCAAATAAACGTTTGTTATCAGGTACCATTTTTGACTTACCACGAACGTTGATACCAAACGTAATGTAATGCTGCAAGTCAGGCGCCCCTAAATCGGAGGGGTATTGTGTAATAGAGACGCTGAATTTATCTTTGGAACCGCTTAAAGCCTCGCGAACACGAGGATCGGTAAATGTACCGATAGTTTCTTCCGCTACAGCATCTCTAATATCTGTTTCTAAAGGCATTTCTATCTCGATAAATAGTTAAATACTACTATTATTTATCCTATGTACAAAGGTGTTTTTAAGGGTCGTTACAGAGTAATCAACCCATCCAAATACAGAGGCGACTTGAAGGAAATTGTTTATCGTTCTTCTTGGGAGCTTAAATTTATGAAATGGTGTGATACGAACCAGTCCGTTCTTGAATGGGGGTCTGAGACCGTTATTATACCTTATAAGTCTCCTGTTGATTCCAAAATTCACCGTTATTTTGTAGATTTTTATATAAAAATAAGAGACCGAAAAGGATATATTACCAAATATTTAGTTGAAATAAAGCCAGAGCGCTTCACTAAACCACCATCGGTTCCTAAAAAACAGACTAAAAAATTTATAGAAGAAGTTTTCTTATATGGTACTAATCAAGCTAAATGGAGAGCCGCTAATGAATTTTGTGAAGATAGAGGTATGAAGTTCTTGGTATTAACTGAAAACGATCTTGGGATAACACCGTAATAAATATTAAATGGCAACTTTTAATCCTTTTTTAGATATAAGAACAAAAGCTGGGGATACTGATAGGTCTCTACAATGGTATCAAGCCCAGGTAAAAGCGCTTGCAGCAGCTGCTAAGAACCCTAATCGGTTAATGCAGAATGCACCTGATCTTACAACTCGCATTTTACCTGGTAGAATGTATATGTTTTTTTACGATGCTAAACTAAAAGACAAACTACCCTACTGGGATATGTTTCCGTTGGTATTACCTTTTAGAAAAACACCTGATGGATTTTATGGTATAAATCTTCATTACTTACCTTATGTAATGAGATTTAAGTTGCTAGGAGCCCTACATCAATATGCTACTGATGAAAAGTTAAATGAAGAGACCAGGTTAAGAATTAACTGGAAGACTCTGGTAAATTTATCTAGAGTAGCACCGATTAAATCTTGTGTGAAATTATACTTAGATGAACAAGTACAGTCTAGATTTTTAAATATAAAGTATCCTGATTGGGTTGTTGCATCTTTATTACCCGTCGAACAATTTGAAGGTGCTTCAAAGCAAGAAGTTTGGCGTAAATCAAGAGAGAACTATTAATGGCTAATTTTAGCTTAGATCGTTTTAGAACCCAGGTACTTAGTGGTGCCGGGCTTGCGAGAAATAATAGGTTTGAGGTTTTAATAACCCCCCCGCCTGGGCTTGCAAATAGATTTAGCGAGGCCGAGCTTGCAAGCTTGTATGTTGAACAAGCTAATATACCTCTGCTTAACATTTTTTCTAAACCGTTTAAGATCTTTGGTCCGACTTACCAGCGACCAATTTCTTCCGAATACGGTGGGGAAGGTATACCTATGACCTTCCATGTGGATCAAAATATGGTAGTAAGAAGATTTTTTGAAGACTGGATGCATTTAATTGTAGATCCAGATCGTTTTACTGTAAGCTATCAAGAAAATTATATTACCGACATTTATATTAGACAGTTAGACGAACAAGATAATGTTACCAATGAAATAAAATTACTAGAAGCATTTCCTAGAAATTTAAACTTAATGGATCTTAACCATGGCGCTTCTAATCAGACCCATAGACTAAACGTTTTATTTGCATACCGTTATTGGGTTAATACTCAAACAACCAATACTAATCCGATTAACACCCCAAGAGCATTTTTAAGTCCGCAAATTCCTACTTATGATTTGGATAATTCTGCTGAATCTGAACTGCCTTACACTACTTAATTATTAGGAGTTATTATGTCATTACCAAAGTTAAATACACCGACATTTGAATTGATTTTACCGTCTACAGGAAAGAAAGTAAAGTACAGACCGTTCTTAGTTAAAGAGCATAAGGTTCTTTTAACTATGGCTGAAGCCGATAACGCCGAGGTCTCAAGAATAGTAAATGAGTTGGTAGATGTCTGTACATTTAATAAACTAAATGTTAAGGCTTTACCTCATTTTGATATAGAGTATATTTTTTTACAGCTTAGGGCTAAATCAATTAGTGAGTCTGTAGAAGTTATTGTTAATTGTGAATGCGGTAATAAGATCGATGCAATGTTTAATATTGACGATGTTAAGATTGAGAAAGATCCTAAACATACCGATAAAATTATGCTAACTAGTGATTACGGTATAGAGATGAATTACCCTGTTTTTGATGATGTAGTAGGTGTGTTTGCCTCTAATGATACATCCAAGGTGGTTGAACTTATCATTAATAGTGTTAAAGGTGTATTCGATAAAGTTAACTACTGGGATGCTAAAGAACAAACTAGAGAAGAAATAGAGGAATTTATTTACTCTCTTACAAAAGAACAATTTGACAAAATTGAAAACTTTTTTGTAACTGCACCCAAGGTAGTACAAACCATAGAAACCGATTGTGCTAAATGTGGTAGACATAATGTATCGAGATTGGAGGGTCTAAGTAATTTTTTCGTATAACCCTTTCCCAAGAAAGTCTAGCTAACTATTACACTTTGAATTTTTCATTAATGCAGCATCACCATTATAGCTTGACTGAACTTGAAGAAATGATGCCGTGGGA